CACCAGCCTTGAGGGTGCGGGCACCCATGACGACCACGCCGCTGCCGGGGATGTTGCGGATGGCGTTGACCTGCGCGACGTTGAGGTCGTCCAGGTCGGCGTTGGTGAGCTGCACCTGCGGAGCCAGCGCACCAGCGATGCGGGTGGTGAGGCCCGCCGGCGCCTTCTGGATGCCGCGGGTGGCGTCGGTCAGGGCGATGAGGCCCAGCACCGCGCCACTCGGACCCTGGATGCGGGTCGCGCCCGGCAGGGTGCTCGCCGGGTTGTTGAAGATGAGGTTCGGCCAGTAGACCGCGCCGTAGGAGGTCGCCGTCAGCGAGCCGGCCGTGGTGATCGCCGTAGCGGCGGACAGCCCGGTGGTCACCGGCAGGTCGCAGACGACGAAGACGTCGCCCCGCTCCTGCGCGTAGGTCAGCGCCAGCGAGTGCTGCCCCACCGACCCACCGGGGACGCCCAGGTTGAACGGCTCCTGGACCTGGTCGAGGCTGGCGAGCACCGTGGAGAAGTTGCCGTCGGTGGGCGCGCTGCCGTCGGTGCCGTTGGTGAGCTGCTTGGGCGTCTGCGCCGACGGCAGGTTGAGGGGCGCCACGCCAGGGGACGGCGTCGTCGGCTGGGCCAGCGCGATGTACTTCGACCCGGAGAAGGCACCGTTGACGACCGTCAGGGAGTAGTTGTTGTCGGTCGGCGTCATGGACAGACCGGTGAAGCGCTCCACCACGAAGCCAGTGGTCGCGCCGCCGAAGTAGACCGTGAGGTCGAACTGCGTGGCGGACGCACCGGTGCCCGGGGTGTCGGTGACCTCGACGAACAGGCCGTTGCCCCAGAGGCCGGGGTTGTGGGCGTTGACCACCAGGGTCGCAGCCGGCACGCCCTGACGGTCGAGGAAGGTGCGCGTCGAGACGGCAGCACCGGCGCCCGCGACGCGAGCCACGTACGCCTGGCCACCGCCGTTGGCGAAGAACGAGTAGACCTGGAAGGCCAGCTCGGACGTGGAGGTGGTGACGTCGCCGAACAGGCGCTGGAAGTCGGCGTAGTCCGTGCAGAGCGTCGGCTTGCTGGGACCACGGTTGGCGACACCGACGAAGGCGGCAGTGGAGGTGCTGATGGTCCCGGCGGGCGGGATCTGCAGCGGGGGACGCTCTTCGAGGAAGACGCCTGGGCGCTTCAGGGTGGGCATGAACTACTCCTGACGGGAGTGGAGAGGAACGGGAGGGACCGTGTGCAGCGCCGGGTGGTGGGACGTCATGGGGAGACCCGCGTGTAGACCTGGGTGAAGCCCGGGTCCTTGGCGGTGGTCGAGGGGCTCTGCACCAGGACGACCTCGCGCACCAGACCGGTGGTCGCGATGACTTCGTCCGGGAACAGCTCGGTGGCCACGCGGACCGGGAAGACCTTGCGGAACAACCGCTTGCCGGCCTCGTCCACGGTGTCGGCGACCTGGGGACCGTCGAGCAGGTCCAGCCGGACGAGCCGGTTGGACGCCGGCAGCGAGAGCTGACCGAAGCGCAGCGGCAGCTTGCCGGCCAGCAGGCGGGCCACGATCTGCCGGTCATGGCGCGGGTGCCGTGACCACACCGTGACCTGGTAGTCCAGGTCGTAGGGCGTGGGGAACCGAGCAGCAGTGAGCTGGTCGAACTGCCCGGTCGGCTTGGTGTAGCCCTCCGGGGTGTAGGTCAGGAACGGCTTGCCGCACATGACCCGCTCGTTGGCCTCGGTGAGGTCCACCAGCTCGATGCTGATGTAGGGGTAGGTGCGCTTCTGGAGCTCGAGGTCCGGCTGGCCGAACCACACCTCGACCGGGCGAGCGGCACGCCTGTCGTCGGACACGGTGAGGCCCGTCAGCAGGGTCTTGAGCGCGCCGTCCTCCTCCAGGATGAACGCCATGTCAGAACACCGACTCGGGCATGTAGTCCACGGACTCCAGGCGCTGCTCCATGAGCTCGAGCAGCCGCGGCTCGAGGCGGGTCATGCTCTTGCGCACCGGTGCGAGGGGAGGCCGCTTGCCGTCCCCGTACTCGTAGTCCTTGAGCCCAGGGTGCGAGCTGGTGGCCCGGAAGGTCGCGCCGTTCCAGGTGAGCTGCAGCGTCTGGGCGATCTGGACCGGCAACCCGAAGGAGATGGCCATGGAGCGCAGCCAGTCCAGGCCGTCGACAGCGGCCTGGTGACCGACGGCGTCCACGGACTCAACGACGTCGACCACGAGCGATCACCGCCCCCGCGATGGCGCCCAGGACGAAGTACGCGCCGGTGTTGTTCTTGGCGCCCTGCACGAAGGCGTGCGGGTCAGCCCCGGAGATGGTCGGCTGGTGCTGCGGCGTCTGGCTCGGGTAGGGCATCGCCCGCCGCGGCGCCGGCGCGTGCCGCTTCTGTGCGTCGCGCTGGTCTCGAAGCCACTGGGGATCGCCCTGGTTCTGGCTGAACGTAGCCATGGCGGCGCCTCCCTCAGTGCAGATCCAGCGGCAAGGACTCTCGGCGCCCTGCAGTGGGCGACGGGATCAGCGTGGCTGGGGGAGAGGGTGGTGTCTGGCTGAACTACCGCCGCTTCGAGCGGAACTGGTCCATGGAGAAGACCTCGGCGCCGGCGTGCGTCTTGTGGCCCTCCGACATGGGGCAGATGAGGCAACCCACCGTGGCTACACCACGGCTACCGCCACCCGGGGTGAAGGGGTGGCGGGAGGGCTTGACGCCGATGCGCTCGTGGTAGGCGTCTAGCTTCTCAGGCGTCACGCCGGTCCCCCGTAGATGTCATCCTGACCGGACGCCAGCGGAGCCGGCTGCGCAGCCGCCACAGGTGCAGTGGTCACGTCACCGGGCCCGGCGTACTTGGCGAAGTCCGGGTCGTTGATGAGCTCCTCGGCGTTCATCTGCCACCCGTCGATGCCGATCACCTCGTACCGCTCGCCGACCGGTCCACGGATCTGGATGTTGCGCACCTGGAAGACGGTGTCCTTGTAGACGAACCGGTCGCCCAGGAACATGCGCCAGTTGTAGTCCATCCGCCGCAGGCCAGCCTTCTCGGCCTGGTCGAAGGAGACCACCAGATGGCAGACGTCGGTGGTGTAGGAGCCTTGCCCGCTGTCGACCTCGACGCCCTCCTCGAGGTCGGTGCCGATGACGGGCAGCAGGAAGGGCGAGTAGAAGCGCCGGCCACCTGACTCGGCGCCGACGTTGTAGATCGGGTCGACGACACTGTTGACGGCGTCGAAGCGGTACCAAGGGATGAGCTGCCCGATGAACTCCTGCAGCTCCTCCTGCATCCCCTCGAAGATGCCCTTGAGCTCGTACCGGGTGTCGAAGCGACCCTTGTTGCCGAAGCGCGCCATGGCTAGCCCTTCGTGTACGCCGGAAGGAGCATCAAGCTCGGGGAGATGACGTAGCCACGCTCCGTCCCGTACGCCGAGATTGCCGCGGTCATCTTGGCCTGCAACTGCGCGGGGGAGTCGGAGGGCAGGATCACCACCCGGATCGTGCCGAGCTCGCCGCCGCCGAAGTTGACATCCGCACCAGATAGGGCGAGGTCCAGGACCAAGACGTTGAGAGTTCCGTCGGCGTCGACGTTCTGGGCTACGACGATGCAACTAGCCATTCAGATCACCCTTGCTTCCATGTAGGCGCCGGCCAAGATGGTGACGGCGGACGCTGCAATCTCTGTTGCAGCGGAGAACATGAACGTGCCACCGGTCGCTCCCGTGGTGAACACCGCTTGCGCTTCCATCGTGCCGGGCACCAGCCCGGATGACCCTAGGACTGCGTGCGTTCCGGTAGTCGTGGTGATGAGTCCCCGAGACACAGCCGTCGCGGAGCTCTGCAGTCCAGTGGCGACCTTGATCCCGGTGAGACCGGCCTGCGCCGTACCGGCCAACCCCAGCGTGACGCCCGTTCCTGCGGCGGCGGCGGTGTAGACGGCGGTGAGCACCAGGAGGTAGCGCGTGTTCGCGGCAAGGGTCAGCGTCAGCCCACTGATGCCCGCCACGGAGATGACAGAGGACACGAAGTCGGCGGTCAGGACGGCGAACAGCGGGAAGTTGGCAGCACCACCACCACCGCCGGCCCCCACGGCGTTCAACGTGCCGTCAGAGGCACGCAGCACCAAGCTCTTGCCGTCTGGGCTGTGCAGTGCCGTGCGCCCCGCGACGGGCGTGGGCACGCTCGCGCTCGCCAAGACGGTGATCTCCAGGTCGCCTGGCGCGTTCGTGTCGGAGTACGCCTGCTTGCTCTTGTCGAACAGACCCTCGGTCTGGACTGCGGCTGCGATCCTCACTAGATCGCGATGAGGACGATGTCGAGTGCGCTCGCAGCGAAGGCGATGCCCGCGGTGACGGTCAGGGTGTTCGGAGTACCGGGTGCGTCGAAGATGTCGAGGTAGATGTACTCGCCGGTCGTGGCGTCCCGGACCTGAGCGATGAGGTTGTCGGTGTTGAGGTTGTGGGTGACGGTGAGGGCCGTGCCGGCTGTGAGCGCGCCGAGCACCATCCGAAGACCAGCCTGAGCAGCACCGAGGTTCGTACGAGCCGCAGCGGGGGCCGTGGCGCCGGTGCCGCCGTTCGCCACCGAGATGGCCGTGCCGTTCCAGGTACCCGTGGTGACGGTGCCGAGCGTGGTGATCGACGCCTGGCCGGCGTACGCCGCGCTGATGTCGATGACCGAGCCGGTGACGGTGATCCGGTTCGCCGTGCCCGTGTAGACCGCGCCTCCGGTCGAGAACGCGACCCAGGTCTGGACACCGCCCGCCGCGCCCGGAGCGCCGGTCAGCGTCGCCGTCTCGATGAAGATCGCGCCCGCGCTCGCACCTTCTGCCGCAGCGACGGTCGTGCCGTCCTTGACCTCACCCAGAGCGTCGGCGTCCGTCGCCCGGGTTGCCGCCGCTGCCGAGCCGTTGAAGACGTAGATGCCGTTCTCAGCCACAGCCGTCTGGCCGTACGCCAGGAAGCGGTCGTTCGCCGCCAGGGTGACGCCGTCGATGGTCGCGCCGGGGACCAGGAGCGCGACGTTGGCGTTGGTCGCGACCCGCACCGGGTCCTTGGCGCCGGCGAAGCCCTGGCGGGCGCTGTCGAGCTCGGAGCGGTTGACCGCGTCAGTCGCAGCCACCGACGCCGCGAGGTTGGTGATCCTCTGGCCGTTGAGGCCGACCGTGCTGGTAGGGGCCGCGATGGTGTCCAGTCGGGTGCTGCCAGCCATGGCCTGCAGCGCGCCGGTGCCGATGGTGCGCCGGGAGGCGGTTGTCGCCACGGCGTCGGAGGCGAGCGCCAGCTTGGACTCCGCGATGGCCGCGGTGCCCGACACCGAGGCGTCCACCACCGAGCCGACCGTGGGGGTGCGGGTGTCCGACAGTCGGGCGTCGTTGCCGGCCGTGGCCTGCGTCGCCGCGGTGCCGAGCGTGCGCAGCGATGGGGTGGCCGCGACGCCGTCCTTGTTGGCGGCGGCGACGTTGACGTCGGTGATCGTGGCGGCGGCGATCTTGACGCCGGCGCCGGCGGTGCCACCGGTGACCGAGTTGTCCGTGGGCACGCGCTGGTCCGACAGCCGGGCATCGTTGCCGGCCGCGGCGGTCCCCGCAGCCGTGCCGATCCGCAGCCACGGGATCCAGGTCGCAGCGGCTGAGTCCCAGTGCTGGACGATGTGCGAC